AGTGCTGCTTTCACTCGGCAGATTAAACATCTGTACGAGTTGCACTGTGATCTGGATCCGCAGCGCCTTCTTCCCAACGTTTTGGGAACCAAGAAGGAGCACGTTCCAAGCTGGAAGTCATTTCAGTACGAGATAGCCCCATTGATTTGGGACCTACCTCTTCCTGACTTGGCTGCTCGCCTGGAATTGCTGATCGAACTATCTACGTTCTTGGTAAGAGAAGAATCGGGAACTTACACATACGGAGATTTCCAACTGAAAGGTTGGTCCTTCGATTTGTTTGAGTTTCTCGATCCTGGTACCGGATGGGTGGAAGCTGTTTTCTATTGGCCAAAAGCCGAAGATACAGCCAAACCTAATCCACAAATACCTGCATCGGTGCTGGACATGGAATGGGAGTTACTCCCTTTCAAGCCCATCATCGACTAAGGTTTAGTGGATATCGTAGATGTAATAACACCTTAACTTTGGAGGTTAAGATGGCTGGTATGACTACCGCCCTGAAAGAGATTATCGCCCCTAACGGTGGTAATCAGCGTGTGTACGCTCTCCCGAACCATACTGCTCTCGCACAGGAAGTAATATTCCAGCGTTCGAAGGCAGCATCGGGTCCGAGCGGTGTTGCGGAAGACTCCTTGTCTTTCGTTAAACAAACCACGGACGGAGATGGCAACACCCTCTCCAGCAAGGACGTGTTCACTGTTACCTGCCGCCGCCCGGTTAACGGGCAAACGGCAGATATTAACGCACTGCTTGCATACTTCCGAGACGTCGTCGCGAGTGACGAGTTCGCCGCTATGGTGACCTCGCAATACCCGCTTAAAGACTAACGGAGTATGAAGCAGTGTCCCCTGATATGGCCCCCAATCTTGGGGAGCTGGTCAAGGGTGATCATATTTGGGGCGTTTTGGCTCTGGTTCTCGTTTTAGAGTACCTTGCCTTCCGCAACAAAGACTGATCTACGTTAATTAATCACAACAGTGAGGGTTCACTATGTTATATAGCGCCCAACCTCGATCTACCGGGGTAACCCGGCGAAAGAGGCTTAAAGACATGCCATTTGACATATGTCGAATGTATGTCCACGACCTTGATGAGGGTCAGCTAACCGAGGATGATCTGAA